GCCTGATATTGCCACTGCTCTCGCGTAGAGGGCTTTAGCATGAGTCCCTTGGACTCTACGCTTTCCGCCTCTCTGTGTATCGCGTTCCACTGGTCGATAGACAGGTCAGGGTTTCCGTCTGCTGCTGCTCTCGCTGCCGCTCCCGTGATATCACCATTGCGAAGCTCCGTCAGGATGTCGCGGGTGAACTTGGTGGACTCTTCAGTAGCATCCACCTTAGACCTGATTTCAGTCTGGTGGACACGGTCCATGAATAGTTTGCCGGGGTTGTCTACGAGATGCCCATACTTAGCCACCAGCTCGTCGCGTTTCTGGAGTACCTCTGAGTTCTTACGGAGATTCTCAGTACCCTCCATCCCCGCGAAGAACTCGTTCATTTCGGAGGAGATGTTCCAGTGTGCTTGTTGACGCTCCCTAGCTTTATCCGTGTGGGTCTGGTTGCCAGAGGTGTTCAGCTCGTCTTCTAAGGCCTCTCGTAGCTGAGTGGCCTTCGCGTTGAACACCGTTGTGTCTGTGAGGAAGCTGCCCTCAAAGGTCTCGAAGTCATCGAGCATATCCAGCAGGTTCAAAGCAGCCCGGGGGTTGTCCTGACCGATGCTAGCGACATACGCCAGGACGGAGTTACCGATTACCGTGTTTACCTGCTTCTTAGTCAGGAGGTTACTTTCAATGGCGAGTCCTGAGACTGCTCCTGCCAGCTCTTGGAGGATCAATCCCTTAGTCTCAGTGTCGGCTGTAGCGAACCCGGCTAGACGATCCTCGAGGGCACGGTTGATGTCCGTCTCGAGGGCAGACATAGCCGACTCGATGTTGTAGCGTCGGACACCCTGAGCGAACTGGTTGGCACCACGGGCTACCACAGGTTCTGAGAACCTCTGGAAAGCCATCTTCATGTAGGGATCCTGAACACTCCCGAGGATCTCCCCTTGGAGTTCAGCTACTGCTGAGTCAAAGGCAGCCCCGGGGTCTTCAGCACCCAGTAGATCCTGACGATCACTGAGTCCTGCAATCTTGATGCTCAGGTCGTTTGCTGCGTCCTTCGCGTACAGCTCCTTGGTGTAGACCTGGAGCCACGGGTTGTCGCCTTGGTGGATCTCACCAGAGGCCACAGCCTGCGAGAAGGACTGGAAGTTTTCGTATCGGTCCTTGTAGGTCTGAGCATCAACCTCAGCCTGCCGTTTCATCTTCTCGTGTTGAGGCTGGAAGTAGTACTGCTGGAGTCCTTGGTCGAACTGCCCGAGAGCCTTGGCGATCTGAGTCGCTGGGTTCTCACCGATAGGAGGACCAGCCACGCCTCGCTGGGTGGGCTGGTAGTAGGTGTCGATAGGCCTGACCGTTGGGTTCACGTTAGCGAAGTCGGACAGGAAGTTACGTTGATACTGGCTCATGAATAGAACCCTGTCATACCAGTGACGTTGCTAGTACCTGGCCCAGCAGTTGAGTAGTGGCGACGTCTAGGCGTCCCGGTCAACATGCCCCAGCTCTCTCTCATGGCTCCGAAGAAGCCCGGTGCCGAGTTCATCTGAGTGGGGTCGGGGTTGGCATAGCCCTGTCCGGTGTAGCGGAGGTGTGCGTCATAGCCCCTCATCGCACCCATGCCGATGTCCATAGCAGCTCCGAATAGCGATGGGCCGTTGACTGGGGCAGGGATGTAAGGCTGAATGGACTGTGCTCTACCCTCGGCCTGTGCCTGCATCCCTCGGGTCTCAAAGAACACGCTCTGGTCCCTGAAGTCCTGCTGGAGGCTGAGGCTGCTCATGTAGCTGGTCTGTGTACGGTCGAACTCAGCCATGAGAATGTCACGGTTGACACCTGCTGCCCCGGTTTCCCCGAGGGCTGCTTGGGCCGTTCCTCGACGTACAGTGTTCTCCCTCTGGAAGGCCTGAGCCTGTTGTGAGGCTGCGATGTTCTCCTGCATCTGCCGGGAGTTCACCGCTTGGAGCTGGTCGTTATAGGCACGAGCGGTCAGCTCGGCGTTCTGTCGGATCTGCTCGTTACGAGCGATCTGTAGCTGGGTCTGATATTCAACCTGAGCCTTAGCCTGCTGCTGAGCACCGATGAACCCAGCTACTGTGGATCCAATGGACAACGCCGCTGTTAGAATACCTACACACATTATGAATACCTCACTGCTACGAGGAAATCGACCCCGCCTTTAGTCTCGTAAGTCGTTGGGAATGAGAACCCCAGCCACTGGAGCCAGCGGATGTGCAGCTCGTTGCGGGGGTCTACGATGTTCCAGAGGTAGTCCACCTCATCAGCGATCTCTAGGATCACCTTGCGGGACAGCTTCAGGAACGATGTCTTGTTTAGTTTGATTTCGTCAGTACCCAGCAGCCAGATGTCTGCTGCCTTGGCCCCGAGTCCTAGGAAGTCCGGAGTCTCGCTGGACCCAAACACCACCGCAGGTACATCATCCTTACGGACAATGAAGCACTTACTGGCAGTGTCCACGGACTCCTTCAGCACCTTGTGGATTTCCGAGCCTGGCATCACCGTGTCCACCTCACGCCTGTCCTCCTCTCGGAGGTTCTTAGCGAGGTAATCAACGTCAGCTCTGGTGGGGGTGTCAAACTCGATCATCCGATTCTCCGGGCCTTGGGTGCGTACTCAGCCTTGAAGCTGCCTGTTAGGAAGTTCGATGGGAACGGTGAGCAGTTGACCAAGTCGATCCGCACCTCGTTACCCTCTGCCATGATGGGGACATCGATGTCACTGTCTTGGAGGTTGAGGGTTTCGGAGTTGAGAGTCAGGTCATCGTCACCGATGGTGTACTCGTACATGGTGCCGGATGTGTTCGGCGTCACTTCCACCTTGAAGTACTGGGTGTTAGTGAAGGACAGCACGAAGCTGCGGAGCTGTAGACGCCCGTCGTTGAGGAGCGTCCTAACACCTCCGGAGTCAGCCGAGAGGTACTGGGGACTGAAGCGGTAACGGAAGCAGTACGGATTGCCGGCGTACAACGGGAGGTTGGTCCAGTTACCGGGGATCTGTATGGTGTTACCAGTGCAGTCATCCACGGGGATCGTTTGACCCGCCGAGTGGTCTAGGGATTCCATGCTCATAGTTGGTTCCTTGGGATTAAAAGAACTCCCCCGCCGTTAAGCAGGGGAGCCTTGGGTTATTCAGGATGTCGCCCGATTGGGCAGGGATAGTCAATGATTCTTCGGGAGCCACATCCGCACTGCGTACACTTCACGCCGTACAGGACGAAGTCCCCTCGGGTTCTTGTGATCCCCTCGAAGTGTTCACAGGACTCACAGGTCTCTGCTCTCACCTCAGCGATTCTTAGGGTCTCGGGGTCGTAGATCTTTCGCTTAGGCTGTGCCTTGGGCTGACCACCGTACTGCCCTGAGGTGTTGATCTCTCTCATTAAGGATCGATCACCATGGTTGGAGTGCCGACACAGTCGTTAGCACATGCACCACCTGCGACGTAGTCAGCCGCACCGAAGTTGTGCGTACCCCTGATCTTGCCCGTACCAGTGTTACACGAGAGGCTTGTTGTCTCTTCGAACCACTCAGCAGCACCGTTACTGGCTCGGTGCCAGATGTACCACTTACCGGCGTCCATCGACTGAGCAATCATGTTGGCACTACCCGGCCACGTTGTGTCGCCGGACGCGAAGAAGACGTCGATAGTACTGTAGGAAGCACCCTGAGCTGCCACGTACCAGCTCCACCGACAAGCATTACCGTCCCCGAACGGGTCAGCATTACGTGAGTAGGTGTCGTAGGTAGCGTTACCCAGAGGGCTACAGCAGCTCGTGTCTGTGTCCGTGTGACCCGTGACCACAGGATCCTCAGGCTGCGTAGCACACTCAGTACACACTGCCTCACAGCTCACACAGTCATCGTACTGGTCAGCCTGATGCACAGGGAACAGAGGGTCACTAGGACTGGACTCCCTGTTGTTGGTCACGTAGTAGCACACCCCGTCGAGCTTGTAGATCTTCGTCAGGTCATCCCCAGTCGGGAGACCCATGATCTGCTCGGGGATGCTGTACTCACCCATGGAGTCATCCTCACACCTAGCCATCCTCAGGTACGAGGTAGCAAGCAGAGGTGGAGGACCAACGTCTGGGTCCTCGGAGACCACACAGGCCGGACAGTCATCCTTGCTGGTGACGTCAGCCACACGTAGCACCGAGGTCAGAGGTGGGTTGGCCTCCGTGGTGGAGTTCACCTTGTAGCAGATGCTGTTCCGCAGGAACACATCGTCCACCGCAAACTCGTCACCTTGGACGTACACGGGAGGCTCGACGCCATCCGTACACCGCTCGATGTGGTAGTAGGTACCGGAGAAGTCAGGGTCTCCACAGGAGTCCAAGCAGTCCGGAGGACCGGGGATAACCACCGCTGGTCCCTCGTCGCATGGATAGGGGAGAGTGATGGTAGTGGTGTCAGTCCCTGAGTCGTAGACACGGACAACGTCACCAATCCCGACGCGACGGTCGAGGTGGAACACGATGCCCGAGTCATCGTCCTGACGTCCGGGGTCTGTCTCGATCTTCTCGAGGTACACACCGTCCGAACGCTGGGACACGAAGTAGAGGGTGGTGTCAATGAACCTCAGGCCGAGGAGGAAGTCCCCGAGTCCCAAGTCCCACCGAGACCAAGCAGCTTGCAGTCGTTGCTCGCCCTGGTCAAACCACTGGTAGAGGTACACGTATCGACTACCCGAGGTAGCCACTACCAGAGCACGTTGCTGTGCCGAGGCAGTCATGTCCTTTAGATTACCGTCAATGTACTGATCGACATGGCCCGTGATCTCTTCAGCCGTTCGCTTCTGAGTGTTGGGGTCCAGTCGGTACTCACGCAGACCGACGTAGCTGCCGTTCTGCTGTCCGAAGATCACACGGTCCCCGACGAGCTGAGGCCTCGCCCTGCGGTTCGCTTCGTAGCGAGTGGTCGCACGGACAGAGGCAGAGCCAGGGGTCAGGGGTCCGCTGCTCTCTAGGACGTACTGGGTCTGGTCAGAGAACAGGATGAGATCCTGCTCGTCAGGCACTGCCCAGTACAGCTCCGCAGCTTGGTTGTCACTGATGGCTAGGTCGAGGACGTCAGAGTCCACGAGCACCGTGACAGTGGTGCGGAAGAAGTTCTCGTAGAAGCCCGACTCGGACAGAACGATGTCTGAGGATGTGAGGATCCCGAGACGGTCTCGGAAGAAGAAGATGTCCCGAGCCTTGGCCCCGATGAGGGACGGGTTGGGGTTGCTGTTGAGGTCACCAACCAGTCGGTCAGACCATGTCCACTCTTCGAAGCTGAAGTAGGCGGCGTTAGGTGTCCCGGTGATGGTGCCTGCCCCGTCATCGAACCGCCGCACTAGAACGTGGGGCATGGTCGAGGCGTCGAAGCTGTTGTCAATGGTCGGGTCAACGGACTCAATCCACCGACCCTCACCAATACCTGTGGCAGCATCAGGTCTCTCGAACTTCACCCAGTAGGCGTCACCGCCCTCGGGGGTCGAGGAGACCTCAAGCGATACGTCATGCACCGCACGAGTCGGGAGGTCCGTGAAGAACTCCACGGAGTCCTTGGAGGCCAAGATAGCTACATCAGCGTTACCGTCAGTGACGTCGATCTGGAAGTCGTTCCCAGAGTTGTTGATGATGTGTACAGTGTTACCGTCACGGGTGATTGTGTAGCTGTCCGTGGCCTCGTCGTTGAGTAGTTTCTCAAGACCGTCCGTAGGAGTGGTCGCAGGTGACCCGTCAACGGTAGCGGCACGAGAGGGATCCTCGAAGTCTGGGGAGATCACAGGCAGAGCGGTGGAGACGATCAAGTCCTCAGCGATCTGGTCCGTGGTGTTGTACGGAGGACCGCCACCAGTGGTGAGGGTCACGGCGTATGTGCCGTCAGCATCCGTGATGCTTACCGTGTAGTCCATCTCGTAGTTGGCTGCACGGATCTCAAAGAAGCCTTGGGGAGATGGGGCTGTCGGGGTGACCCCAGACATAGCCATGGTCTGCTGTGTGTTTACGACGAACGTGTAGTCATCGAACGTGACGCAACGCATCTCTGTCGAGGGAGACGTAGGCAGGTAGCCAAGACCGTCAGGTGTAGCCACTGTGTACTCAGTACCATCGACCCCGAACACGGTGATCTCGGTGGGGCCGAACACGGCGATGTACCGCTCACTGACGTCCCGGTTGATGGCGTGTACGTGTGACTCTGAGTAGTCAGTGCTGGTGAGCACCTTCGCCACGTTCTCGATGGGAGGCCTCTTCTGGAGGCCATCGACCACCGAGGCCCAGCCGTTGTCCATCAACGCTGCCTGCGTCTTACGACGGAGGGCTGGGGCTTGCTGTGAGATCCCGTTGATAAGGTTCGGGATCGTGTATGTTACTAACGCCATACGCTACCTCTCCGGAGTACTGGGCTGCCCTTGAGGGCGTTGTAGTCGCCCCGGTCCATCTCGGCACCACGGGCACGGGTGTAGGCCACGCCTTCTTGCTCTCGAAGCATCTGGTCAATGAGGTCAGATCCGATACGACGGGCAGCAAACTTACGGGCTGCACGTACTGTGATGTAGTACCGGATGTCGTTGGGGAGGTCTGACCATGGGAGGTACCAGACAACGTCAGCGTAGATGGAGGACCCAAACTCGTAGGTGTGGTCCTTCCGGTCGTAGGCCTTACCACCACGGACAGTGATGTCCTTACCGCAGTTCTTCTTCGCTATGAAGTCGATGCGTGCGATTTCAGTGGGTGTGTAGCCGGTCTCGGTGAACTGCTCCGAGAGCACCACCTCGTCAGATCCGTTGGGAGTCAGCTCGATCTCGAGTTCCCGGTTGAAGTGCCACGAGTCCTCTTGGACCTCAAGGGAAGTCTCTTCTATCACCTGGCGTACCAAGATGACGTCGAGGTTTGTGGTGCTGTTGTAGTCCGTGGCAGGCGAGTTACCCACCAAGGCCAAGATGGAGTTCATGGCCTCCAGTGATGTTCGTGCTGTGATAGCTACGGTTTCGTCTGCCATTGCAGTCCTCAGTTAGTTGCTAAAAAAACCCCCAACAAATCCGTTAGGATCTGCTGGGGGTTCATGAAAGGAGTTACGTTAAAAAGCCGACCTCCCCTTTCGGAGAGGCCGACTCACAGGAGCCGAAGCTAGTTGTGTGCTTACGCCGAGGTAAGCTCGATGGCCGACTCAGGACGGAGGTCCGAGGTACCAGCGATGTAGCTGCCGAGCAGCAACGTGCCGTACTTCTCGGGCTGATCAACAACCTTGAGGGCCAGATCCTTCAGGAGGACCGTACCGACAGCCGACTTGTGGAAGGCCACAGCGACGGTGTTGGTGTAGTCACCCGAGTAGGTGTTGTTCTCACCAGCCACGCCTGCGTAGTTGTTGCCCAGGGCAGCAGCAGTCATGTGGTTGGAGCGAACGACGTCGAGACCCATGAACGATGGGACCGAGGCGTTCTGGATCGAACCACCACCAGCCCAGTCACGGTTCAACAGGAAGTTGTCCGTGGTCTGGAACAGCAGGTAGTACTGAGCAGGGCCGAGGACCACGCAACGCTCGTCGCTCGGGACGTTACCTTCGTCAAACTTCTGAGCGATGGTGTAGAAGGCGTCCTTCAGGACGTCAGCGTCAGTACCGATGGTAGCCGAGGTGATGGTACGGTCGGTAGGCGTGGTGGTGTCAGCAGCACCGAAGTCAGGCGTAGCACGAGCTGCCAGAGCGATGGTGCGGATGATGTTGATGTCGAGAACCTTTGACAGAGCGAAACCCATCTGACGGGCGTACTCGCTTCGGACCGAGTAGTGGTTCTTCAGCTCGTCAATCTCGTTGACGAAGATGTCCGAGGACACACGGTCATCGACCAAGATGGTCTTCTGCGTGTGCTGGATGTTGTTGGTGCCGAGCAGCTCTGTACCTGCGGTGTGGTACTGAGCGTCAGCCTTCCATGTGCGGTCGAAGGTCGCGGACTTACCGTGCGAGATGGACTTAACCATCGTGCGGCTACGCATGACGTTCGCTTCGAGGAACGCTGCGTGCAGCTCGTTCATAAAGAGCTGTTCGAACAGGGCATCATCAGCACCTGCACCGAGGTCCTGACCAATCAGGTTGGGAGTGGCGTTTGCCATTTTAGTCTCTCATTTAGTAGTTAAAAGTTTCACTCCCTTTCGCGGTCTCACTTCTCTTGGATTCCTTAGCGTCAACAACAGGTTGTCCGGTTATCCCCCGCAGGGGGCCGGGCCTATCAGGATCTGCCTCGGATCTCTGAAGGATCCCAAGGGAGACAAAACACCAGACCGAGTTTCCTCAGTCTGGAGTTGAATCAGTCTTCATCGACCTGCTCTGCGGGAGTCTCACTCACCGCTTTCTTCGTCGCTGCCTTCTTCTTACGAGAGGCCTTGGACTTCTCCCACGCAGACTCAGCCTTGATGTTCTTATCAAGAATGGCCTGCACGGTTGCTAGGTCTAATTCCTTACGTGCGTCACGGGCTGAGTTCACAGCCTTCTGTAATTCACGGATGATGGACAGTGCTACGTGAGCACCTGTCACGATGGTCTTTGGGTCTACGCTCATGTCTGAGGTTTGTCCTTGGGTGTTTGGGAGTCCTCGAGGGCCGGGTCACGGATGTCCTTGAGATAGCGGAAGCTCTCGTAGAACTTCTGCTCGGCCTCCTCGGTTGGCTCTTGGTTCATCAACGCATCAGCCCAGAGTCGGAGGGCGATGCCCGTCAGCTCGATGGCGGCGTCGATGTCTTCCCAGTCATCCTCGTCAATGTACCCCGCCTCGTTAAGAATCGAGATGGTATTGATGACGGAAGAACGGGCCTCCCCCGCTGTCACGAAGGCAGCATAGGAGTTGTTAGAGACCTCGGGAGTAGAGGAGCAGCCGGGTAGTCCAGCGAACCCCATGAACAACAGGAGGGAGATGAGACAGGCGTAGAGGATCCGCATGGGATCAGTCTTGTGGCTTGTCATCGGCGGTCTGCTTTGCGGTGGATGTGATGATGCCAGCCACAACCTCGATGCCCTTGTAGATCTTGCCGAGCACGGCGTTGTCCTTAGGGGTCGGGGTCAGGTTGACGATAGCCACAGCCAAGGCATGGGCCGCAACGATGACGGTGACGATTGCTTCGGTGTCCATTACTTACCTCGGAGTCTTAGGGTCTCTGCAACACGGGCCTGAACCTCACGGCGGTATGCCTCGTCTGAGGAGTACCGGGGGTCCATGGTTGCTTGGGTTGCTTCCATCTGAGAAGCGAACGGCTTGACGCCACCGGCAGACGCACGCTGCCCGGAGACGATTGACTTAGGCGGGGAGCCGACAGCTTCCTTGTACCGGGCGTCTAGTCCCTGCACGGAGAGCATGATCTTCGCCTTGTCGTTTTCGTTCATGACGTCGTTGAACGCCTGAACCTCGTCGGGGCTGAGGTTCTGTGCAGCCCACTCCACACGGGCCTGATACTCTGCCTCACCACCGACGATGTCGTGGACCTCTTTGATAAAGCCAGTTCCGGCCTCAGCCTGAGCCTTCAGGTAGAGGTCCAGTCCTGCCTCGTCAACACCGAGGTGCTTCACTTGCTCGAGGATGGCGTCCTTGGACTCCCTGGACAGCTCGCCCTTCTCGGCGTACTCCGCTCGGAGTTCGTCCATGTTGAGGCCTGCGTCCTCGACCACCTTGTCAGGATTAACCTCGGGATCCGTGGGAGCCTCGTCGGGCTTGGGATCCTCTGGCTTGTCCTGCTCGATTGTGAGGTCGGCCTTCTCTTCGTTCTTCTCTTCCGAGAACTTCCTCTGTAACGCGAGGTAGGACTTTTGGATGTCCTCTTGGTTGTAGGACTTAGTCTCCTCATTCCAGAACTTAGCTAACCCGGGGATTGGCTGCTCGTTCTTCACAGCCTCCTCGACCTTAGGGTCGATGGGAGGGTCTTGTGTTAGTTCTACTTCGGGCATAGTGCTCCTTACTGGGGTTGCTCTTGTTGCTGGGCCTGTGCCATTGCACCTGCCTGCTGAATCGCTTGAGGGCCAAGTCTCTCAACCATCTGCTGGGCTTGAGCTTGCTGACGTTCAGCAGCCACTTGCTCGGGATCCTTCAGGAGTCCCGCAGTGTCCACACCCACGGCACCGAAGATGCGGTTGAGCATCTCAGTGGCGTTGAGGTACGGGAGGACTTCGGGGAGTAGGGGCTGAGGGATGGACCCGATTGCAACCTGTAGTCGCTGTAGGTCTTGGCCTCGGCCCAGTGCCTCCAAGCCTGTGATGACTTGGATGTCCACGAGGTCATCGGGAAGTGCAGGAATCTTCTTCTGTTTCTTCAGGCGACTCAGGATCCGTTCGACCAAAGGCCTCTGGAACTCCTGACCAAGCAGGGAGTAGATGCCACCGAGGGCGTTCTCCAGCTCGTTCGCCATGAGTCGGATCTCTTCTGCCGTGACACGCTCGGCCTGTCGTTGGACAGAGCTGACCATGAGGAAGGCAGACTTCAGTGCAGCCTCGATCCCGCTGACCATCTCCGCTGCGATGCGGAGGTCTTGGGACTTCTGAGACTGGACTGCGTTGACCTCGTTGACGTTGCCCTTTACGTAGGCACCGTTCTCAGCTTCCTCAAGCTCCCGGGGGTTCGTGACCCCACCAGGCTCTACGAGGTAGATGATGCGAGAGGCAACAGCAGATCCTTGTACGATTGACTTGCTCAGCTCCTCGAGGGAGATGATGTCACCGAGGTACTCCTCGACATAGCCTCGGCCATAGTCCTCCCCGTCGATGCGGTTCCATCGAAGAGGGATGTACGGGAAGTTGTCCTTGGTGTACGTACCACGGGTGTCGGGCAGCTCTTGCCCGTTGATCTCTTGGTACACATCCCACTTCTTGGTCTCGTAGTTCCAAGTGCAGGAGGTGTAGATGTCCAGCATGTCCTTCTGGTCTTCTTCTTCTTTGGTGAAGTCCCTGACCTTGAGCTGCTGGAGAGGCTCGAGATCGTAGTAGCTGCAAGCAGCCTTGATGATGATTTCAACGGGGTGTCCCTTGCCATCCCGGTGACAGACGAAGTTCGACAGAGGGTGAACTCGGCTGTCCTCGCCATCCTCGAACAGGAGGGCGTTACCACCTACGATGAGGTGACGGAACAGTTCGTAGGCCTTGGGCCTCAGGGACATACCTTCCACCTCGTCCGAGGCGATCAGCTCAGTACGAAGGAGCTGCTCCTCGGTGAAAGACTTCAGGTTCGACCCACCAGGGGCGGGAACCTGAGCTGCCTGCTCTGCTGCCAGTCGCTCGAGATTGAGCTTGAAGAATGGAGCACCGGGAGGGAGCAGGGTGGTGAGCAGCTTCGCGGCTAGGTTGTTGACAGCCTGTGCCGGCAAACCTGCGTATGGGGTGTGGAATCTGGTGGAGCTGGTGTGCCCCTCCTCTGGGATGAGGTAGGGAATCGTGTACCGGCTACACTCTCTGGCTCGTTCGAGGAACATCAGCCGGTCGCTGGCGAGCCGGTCGTATCGCCCTCGGGCGGTGATCTTCCCGTCCATTATCTAGGTACGCTAACACCGCTGCCGGTGCTGTTCGCGTTGGTTCCTGTGGGAGAGGAGATGGTGAGTCGGTTACGCTTGCGGGGTGCCGACCGACGCTCGGCCTGAATCACCGGAGATGACTGAGGACGCTCAGGAGCCACCGGGGGAGGAGGCGTCGGTGGGATCTTGGGTGGTTCGATCTTTGGCATTTTAGGAGGTGAACACATCAGGAATTGGCCTCGTTGTAGTTATCGTGAAGGTGTCTGAGGTGGTCCACCACCTGCCGACGCCCAGCGTGGTACATGATCTCATCGTGAGTCTGCCCAGGCTTAGGCTGTACGCTCTTTACGGTCGCCTCTAAGTACTCAATGACCTCTTTTGGGATGTATAAGTTCTTCATTTGGAATACTCTTGGGTTCTAAGGTCATACTTAAATCAATAATTGGTTATCAATACCGTACCGTAGATAACCTAAGTTCCTGATGTGATAGACTTTAAGGCCGGTTCGCAGTGCTTCGTCCAGCTCCATCCTTGCCCCGATGCTTTCCGTCCATCCGTGGAGCATCACCACAGCCCAGCACTGGGTCTTGACGATCTCGAGATCCTTGTTCATGACCTCCTGCCACACATGGGCAGGGAGCTTCCGACGCTCCACGTACTGCTCGATCTCAGGGCCATCATGCTCGGCGGGGTTCCATACGTCCCACTCTAGGTGGGTGCGTATGAAGTCCGCAGCGTCGTTAAAGGCAGGATGGTTGAAGTCCTTGATGCCGGTCATGGGACCGGAGAGGTAGACGTACTTACTCACAGAAACCGAGGCACCCCTTCTCCTGACAGGTGTCAGGGGTGGGGCAGGTGTCGAGGTAGTTCGGCCAGTCCACTAGCCCGTGGGGGAGCTTGCCTCGCTTCACCATCTCCTCGACATGGATGATTGCCATGATGTTGAACGCCGCTGCTGCTAGGTGGTCCTCACTCCGCTCACCTTCGAGGTGGTTGTAAAGGTGTCTCACCGCTGAGTCGAAGCATCGTGTCACCGGTATACCAGCTTCCCAGTTCCTCGAGGAATACAACGCTGCTCCTGCCTGTAGCTGACAGGCCAGCCGCTTTAGGAAGATGGGGCTGATCAAGTCGAAGCAGCCCTTGCCCTCGTTGGTGTCTCGGACCGCTCCGGTGTCAAACGACTGTTGTGCTCCGCTGTCTTTTATTTGAAAGGATCCCATAGGATCGGCTCCTTGTGTTTGTAGTCGTACTCGCCGTGTCGCAGGATGCGAGCCACGCGAGCTTGGATGATTGCATCGTCTTCGGTCAGACCCTTCTTCTCGTAGGCCTCGACAATCGCAGGCCAGTACTCATCAACCGTAAGATCCCCGAGGATCTTCTCGGCCTTCTTAGGCCCGATGCCCGGGCAACCCTTGAACCCATCGACGCTGTCGCCGGTCAGGATCTGGGTGTAGAAGAAGTACTCCCCTGCCTCTGCGGATTCCTCCTCGATCTCTCGAGTCTTCAGGTCCATGTGAAGCCCGGGGATCTGACGGAGATCCTTGTCGATGGTGCAGATGATCGTCTCGCCGGGGATGATCTTCGGGTTGGTCTGAAGGATCCCCATGACATCGTCGGCCTCAAGGCGTGGCTTGCGGAAGCTGTACCACCCTGTCTCGAGGTAGTTCTTCATGACGTTCAGAAGCTCAGGCCTTCGACCCTTGCGTCCTGACTTGTACTCAGGGAAGAACTCGTGCCGGAAGTAGTCACCCACGGCAGAGAGACAGATGACCGCTTGGTCACACTCTGCGTCAGCGAGTAGCTCATCGACGTACTCGTCCATGTGGTCACAGGCTTCATCGAAGTGAGTGATGACCTGAACCTCTCCGTCCCCTTCCCAGTCGATTACGTCCTCGTGTACTGACGCCACCTGAAAGGCGATGACGTCAGCGTCGATCAGTAGAGACCTCACTCGTCAAACTCCTTAGCTGCCTGATCGAAGAACACACCCCCGAGGTCTTGGATCTCCTTGAGGGTGTCGAGGTCTGTGTCCCAGTGGACCTGAGGCGGGTACTCCCCCTTGCACCGGGGCAGCTTGTAACCTGCAAAGAAGAAACCCTCGAACCGTTTAGACAGCTCGAGGATCAGCTCCGCTTCTGTGAAGGTTTCGATTGAATCCATCTCAAGCGGATCCTTCATTAAATCTACGATGTAGAACATTGATGAGGCTCCTGAAGTTCTCACCGTCTCCCTCGAACCATTCGGTCTTAGGGATTCGGTACTCTTGTAGTGATTGGTGGACTTCCATCTCGAACCCGTGGTAGTCCTCGGCGTACCACTTCTCCACCAGCCGGAAGCCCCGGTTGGGGCAGGCAGTGTTGAAGTAGCGGAGCCGGATCTCAGGGTTGCGGGACTTACCGATCTTGTATCGACCGGGGTGGTTGTCGTTAGCCATCAGGTAGACGTACCCTTGGCCGTTGGGAATCTTTGGCGAGCTGATTGATTTGTTACAGGTGTCGCAGATGTAGTGTCTGTTCTTGGCACGGTGTACCGGCCAGTTGTCATCGAGTCGTAAGGGGACGTCGCATACGCGACATCGAAAAGAGTTAATGCTCATTAGTGCGTTTCGGCCCAGTTCGAACCGATCTTCGCCTCTCCTGCTAGGGGACAACGAAAGCCAAGGGTCTCCCCCGCCTTCTGAATTGAATACTCTGCGATGGCTCCAGCCTCGAACGCTGCGTAGTCAGGTACCTCCACCTGGAACTCATCATGTACGTTGGCACAGAGTCCGTATGGAATCTCCCTCTGGTCCATCTCTTCGCAGAAGTGGACGAGGGCTTGCTTCATGATCACAGCACCAGCCGACTGCAACAGAGTGTTGAGTGCTGAGTGTGGGGATCGAACGTGGAGGATGCGACC